ACTCAGTTGCGGATCGCGCGCCAGGCGAACCAGGGAGAACAGAATCCTGCCCGTGCCCCTGTAGCGCTGCAGGCCCACCATCGGGATGATTGGGATGATGGTGCCGGGCTCCGGCGCCGCGGACCGCTCCAGGATCTCCATGCCGTTGGTGAGGTACTGCATTACGTTGCGTTCCTGCACCCAGCGCTCTTTGTCCACCGGCCGGCCGCGGGGCTCGTATACCACCTGGCCGTCCTCGAGCAGGTAGCGCTTCTTGCGCTTGATTTCCACGCGCCAGTATTCCGCTACCAGTACGTCCTGGTCGAAGATCCAGTCCGACGCGAAGCTCTGGTCCGACCAGGTAAAATCGGTCATGCGCGCGTCGGGCCACCTGACCCGGAATTCCTTCTTCGGCACACGCTCAAGCACGAAGCAGGCGCGCGCATCACTCCAGTCCGGCTCTTTACACCTCGGATCGAAAAGCACGCTGTTGGGGTTGCTGATGGGCTTGATTACGATTTCCTGGTCGAAAAGCTTCGGGTCATCGGACTCCACGTCTTCCGCCACATAGCGCCGGCCGATCCGGAAGAATGCGTAAGAGCCCTCCACCATATCCTGGTAGGCGCCGGCATAGATGGAGGCAGCGTTGCAGTCGTATTCGATGGTGCGGATCAGGTCCTGGCGTAGGGCTGCGCTCTGATCGTTGCTGCCTTCTCCCTCGGGGTCCACCTTGATGCCGCGCTTGTTCTGCCGGACGTTGTTGACGCACTGGTTTACGTACTGGCCCAGCTCATCGTGGTTGATGCAGGGCCGGCCGGCATCTGTTCTGGCCTTCCGGTCCTTCGCGTCCCACGGGTCTCCGCAGATGTACGCGAGGTCGGTGTCCCGCTCTTCGCGGAGCTTCGACCACTCGGTGTCATAGGCCCGATAGCGGTCGCGGATCTCCTGCAGGAGCTCCTCGTCCGGATCAGAGCTCCGCTCGCCCCTCTCACGCCCGTAGAGGTCGACGGAGTCTTCGGAGATCACGTCTTTTTTGTCCTCTTGAATTTCAGGGCCTCGGAGCCCTTCTTCGCGTGACCGAGGGAAGGGTCAGCTTCCAGCTCTTTCCGCATCTTTTCCTTCTGTTCCTCGCTCAATGGAGAGTCGGGGCCCAGCAGACGTTTGACTTGTTTAGGGGTCCAGGGCAATTTAGGAAACCTCCAGGCATTCAGGACACAGGTGCCTTTGCTGCGAGCTCTCGTCGTATGCCCAGCCGGCCGTACGCATGGTGAAAACGGCGTCGGCAAAGTGGGCGCCCGTGAACGTCGCTTCCTTCTGGCATTGGGCGCACTGGGCCCACACTTCCACTACCGGCGGCGCCGCGGTCTCTACGCTGCCCGCCATGTACGGGTGCAGAACGCCTCGCTCATCCATCACCGGCAGCTCCGCGGCCTCCGCGTGAGCCTTGGCCGCCATGATGTAGCTCTCGAGATCCCGTGCCACGAATCGCAAATGCGGCCGCATGGCCTCGTACATGTCGCGGCGTAACCTCGGCTCGCATGCCCTCAGGAGCTCCGTCAGGTGCTGGTGATCCTCGACCAGGAAGGCGAGTGCCTCCACGATTCCGGGCTCATCGAGCGACGGCAGTCCCCGGGCCTTGAGCACCCGGTTGATCGCGTTGGCTTCCGGCGCCGCTCGCATCCTACAGTCCTGGCCCGCCCGGGGGCATGCCGCCCATCCCGCCACCCGGTCCACCGAGGCCGGCGCCGGCACCGGGGCGCGCCGCGAGCCCCTTGAGGGCCAGTGCGCTGGCAATGTGATTGAGTAGCGCGTTGTGCTCGCCTGGCTGGAAGTTGTGCTCTGCCGGCGGCGCCTGATCCATCGACATCCCGCCGTTGCGGCTGCCGGCGGAATACTTCGGGGCCGCGGCATACTCGTGGGTTACCTTGTGCCCGCCCCCTTTCGCGGGGCGTACGGTGATCGCTACTAACTTCGGCTTCGCCATCTCTCAGTCCTTTCCGAGGATCCGGTCAGCTCTTGCTCTGATCCTCGCCGCGGCGGCCGGCGATAGCTTGCCGGCGTCCACCATCTGGGTTGCCCTCGCTTTCGCGTTGCCGGCATGGGATTTGTCCGGCATCGGGTACCGGCGCGAGCCCGGTAAACCGAACTTTTCCGCGGGGAGTTTGTTGCGGGTGCTCTGCTTCAGTTCAGCCATCACTGTCCCCCTCTCAGCTGCCGGACCCGCTGGCGGATCCGCTCCAGCTTCAGCCGGTTCCGCGCGCTCATGACCCACCGCGGCGGATCTTTGGCGCCCGGGTCCTGGATGCTCGAGAAGTGCTTTTTCAGCACCTCGGCCGGATCCTTCGGTTGTTCCTGATCGCTCATGGCCGGCGCGTCCCCCGGGTCACCGGGGCGTCCTGTTGCACGGTGAACGTCTTCCCGTTGATGTACAGGTTTCCCGTTCGTGCCGTGTCGAGATTGGCCGCGGCCGTCCAGGTCACCGTGCCGTCCGTCGATTGCGGCGTCACAGGCGCATAGGTGAGCCAGTCGGCTGTGGCGTCCTTACTCGCGGTCCAGCTGCCCGAGGCGCCCGGCGAGGTGATCGTCACCGAGAGCGTGCCGGTGTCGCCGGCCGCGGCCGCCAGTGCCGATTCCGGACTGATTGTCACGCCCGGTACGGGTGGCAGCAGGTTCTCGATGGCGTCCCTCACTGTACGCTGGGAGGGGTCCTCGAGGTTGAATCGTTCAGCCTGGCCGAGGTTGATCATCTCCCTCGCCTGTAGTTCCGGTGCGTCGAAGAGCGCTCCGGGCTGCCATTCCCGGCCCGCGTAGGTCAGGTATTCTTTCGCCTTCAGTCTCATTTCAGCTCCAAGGGCTCAGGTATTCCTTCTGCCTCAGTTGCTCCCGCTCGCGCTCTTTCTGCGGCTGCCTGATGCTCACAGCGAGCGTCCGAAATGCATCAGCGCAATGAGAGTGAATGTCGTGCAGCGGCTCCCGGGTCGGGCCTTCGAACGACTTCATCTCGCCGTAGCGGTACATCCTCAGTGACCGGATGCCGGCCGCGCACCTCTGCTCGTCGAAATAGCAGAGCGGGAACACGGTGCGGGCCGCATTGATGCCGTCGATCACCGGCAGGCGCGGCGCAACCCGTACGCGCCTGCCGGCGGAACGCATCAGCTCCTCGATCGACTTGCCGGTGCCCAAGGCCTTCAGGCCCCCGTCCCAAGGCAGGTAGTCGGTACCCCACATGTAGGGCCTCTTCTGCAATTCCGAGATGTAGTAGCTGATCGGCTCCCGCTGGCCTTCCTCGTAATCAATGACCCGGTGCTCCATCGGAAAGCTCTGGAACATCCAGATGCTGACCATGTCCCCATAGCCGAGATCCCACGCTGTGTCGACCGGTTTACTGGGATCGTACGGTACCCTGCGGATCCGGCCTTCGGTGTCGACCAGACGCATCTCGTTGGCGTAGATCGCATTTGCCAACGTGTTGATGCAGACCCCTTCCCAGATGTGGTTGTACTCGTCGATGTTGCGCCGGCGCGCGTCTTCCATCTCCCGGCGCAGGCCTTCAGGGAACCAGGGATTGTCGCGCCAGGTCAGCTTCACCACCGCGGCGCCCGGGGGCGGATCCACCACGAAGCGTTGGTAGGTGTTGTCCTGCTCGAGGTCCGGATTGAAGGAGACCCACAGCTCGCAATCCGGGATGCGGAACAGGGTAGGGATCAGTTTGTCCCACGAAGATTTGCTGACACCCTGCGCCTCTTCCACCCAGCAGATCGAGATCGCCTCCATCGACTTCAGGTTGTCGACGTTGTGCTTGAGGCCGGCGAAGAGGAACACAGTGCCGTTGCTGCCGTAGATCGCTGCCTTCTCGACCCGGTAGAAGGACTCCAGGCCCAGAGCATTCATCTGGCTGACCAGGAGCTGGTGCACCGAGTCGCGGATAGACTTCTGCGTCTCCCGGGCGCACAGGATCCGGAGCGGACGCTGCGTGCCGGCTATCAGGAGAGCCCGCGCGAATCCCCAGCTTTTGGTCGCGCCGCGGCCGCCGTAGCCCACCTTGTACGGGGAAGGCGTGAAGAGAAACTCCAGCTTTTCGGGGAAACTGGCTCGTGTTTCCACCGTCTGGGGTGTCATTCAGCCTTTACGAAAACGACTTCAATCTTCGCCTGCAGCGGCGCCCCTTGAGGCCCGCTGATCTCCGTCTTGGCGCCGTACTTCTCCGGCATCATGCCCCGCAGAAGAAACTGCATCAGCCCCGAATCGAAGCGGCGTACCTGGCCGCATACGTCACCCTGGTAGTACACCGGCTCCAGCCAGCCTTCGCCGGCGCGCGTGATGGCTTCCGCCTCGAGAAAGGCGCCGGCAGTCTCCCGGCGTCTCTTGAAGGCCGCGGCGTAATGCGAGTCTCTTCGAACCCATCGAAAGTGCGTGGATGAGTCAACGTGTGCCTTCTCTGCGGCGCTCTGGACGCTGAAGGTGTCCGCATAGGCGGCCAGGAAGTCCCGCTGGCGTTCGCGTACGCTGCGGGCGTCCTCTTCCTTTTTTCTCCGAGACATTCAGTCTGGATTTGTTAGCCCGGGCGAGAGAGCCATCCCCTACGCCCGGGTCCGAGCCAATCCCGCGGGGATGATCCGCGAGGAATGGCCGGAGCGGAGGCCCAACAACTCACCCCCCTGTGGGCCATTCAAGGTGCTACCCCGACCGTGGACGCTTAAGAGTCCAGATGCGCGGGGGATTATCATCCGATTCTAAATCTGTGCTGGTCTTCTGCGGGTTCCCCCACTTCGGCGGTATTCGCGAGGAGTCGCCGCAGTCCCGCAGCTGCAGCTCCACGAGAGTTCGACCGTGCTTGTAGATGGCGTGCACGTTGGGCGCCCGCAGCAAGGCCTCGACCCGCTGCGGATCCGCGAATTCGACAAGCCTCGGGCCGGCCGTCACCGGGATGCGGCTGTTCAGCGGCCTGAGCACAATTGTCCTGTATTGGTACGAGACCGGAGAGAGTTTAACTAGTGCCTCTCCTCCGCGAGAGGGCTTATGCCGCGGTATCTGCGGCGGCTCGCGACTTTGCGACTACCCGCAAATGCCGCGGACCAGTGAGGGCCTGCACGGTATACAGGCCGGCTTCATCTTGTGGGTCCGGTAGGGACTTCAGCAATACGATTGCTTTGGCGACGAATTCCCGGGAACCCCACAGACGATACAATTTCTGTCTCCCTATGTGTGTCACGGAACGGACTTTGTCCCGCGCTGAGATGAGGATATCGCAATTTACGCCCGGTACGGTAATCTCTTCTTCGGGGTTGGCGGCCGGATACCAGTCCAGGATCAGCTCGCGCAGTTTCCCGTGGCGGAACAACTTTGGCTTGAAATTGGAGATTTCCTGGTCGAGCGCAGCGAATTCTTCGATCAATTTGGCCCGCTGGTTCCACTGGGCGGATGCTACCGGTTTGAGCTTGCGTGCCACTCTAGAAATCACGATATCACCCACGCCGGCCACGGTGTGAGGTAAAAAACGCTAGCCGTCAGCAGATGAGCGGGGATATGATAGGGGCGACTCGGTCCGATATTTTGAACCGAGTCGCCCAAAAGATCTTTGGTAAATGGGTCGCGCCGGGACAACCCAAGGACACAAAGGGACACCGTCAGCCATCGCCAAATGGCAGGACCCCTCATCCTAGGGTTACCCCGGCGAATTCAACGTATGTTGAAAGCGAAACCCGCACTAGCACTGCGGAGATTTCGCATGCACAAGCCGCGAGGAACGCGTTTATGCAAGTTCAGACTATCATCCCGGACACAGGTACTTCAAGGGAATTCCCGTATTTCTGCACACTAATAGTTGCGCTCCGTCCAGAACTGCGTAATAGTAGTTCTGATTTGGGTGTGCGGCCGGGCTACCCCTCCCGGGGTGGCACGTCACCCGCGCCGCACCCCCAGACTCAAACCCCAGTGACGTGGGGAAATGACGTGACCGCTAAAAGACATCGAGCCAATTCGAAGGTAGGTAAACTCCCCTGTCAGCACAAGCGGATAGCAGGTGAAGTCCGGCTGTCATCCGGCCCCGAGGTGTCGGTAGACTCCCGGGAATGCTCACCAACGAAGAACTCGCCCTCCTCGAGTCCTTACTCGTCCGCGCACGTGCCGCTCAGGTGGCGTCTTCTAAGTCCCCGGACACGATCGCGCCCGGCGATGTCGTCCAGCTCCGGCCCGGCGCCGACCCGCACTGGGAAAGTTCTCTCCTCCTGGTTTGCCGTGTTCGTCCAGATGGCGCTATCAGTGGCCAGATCTTACGGCCGCATCGCGGCGGGCATGCTCTGGCGTGGTATACGTATCGCCCCCCGGCAGTCGTCAAAGTCGGGCAGGCGCCCTTCCCTGAACCTCCGATGCGCGTCCGCTCATGGAGCTACGACGGACCCTCAGAGAGTTTACATAATTCTGAGCGCAAATCGGCTGGACGTGAGACACGAACAGCCGATAGGAAAGCAGCCAAATAGGCAGGTGGTGGGATTCACTGTATTCGTTATCGGAACTGAACTCCGTCCCGACAACGAATATTACGTCGCGCCTTGTCGATCGCCTTGAATCCTGCACCTTCGAACTGTGTCTTCTTCTTGGCGGTTGAACCACACAGCGTCGCAGGTGAGAATCTCGGAACGCTGAGGTAAAGGCGATCTACATCCGCTGAATTCATTCTGCCTGTAGTCCTTCCCCAGCGCAACCCCCCCCAATACATGAAATTTCGGGCGTGCCTTGTCGCGCCCTGGAGAATTTGCGATGTCGAATGAGATCCAAACAGGCAGAACAATCGACGCGAGCTGCGCGGCCGCGGCGGGAGATGTGAAATGAAGCCCGACCTATCCCCTCAGGATTTAATGAAGGCCTTGGGGTCGAAAGGCGGCTACTTCGATCCGATCCCTCCCGATCAGCACGCATGGCCGATGATGCTGGCTACGAACCCGGGCATCAATGTCTTCAGACTCTGGTCGTGGATGTGCGCCCACACGATACGGAAGGGTCGTCGGAAAGGCTACGTGTGCGACGAGCGCGGGAGGCCCCTCTCAGTGGAAGATGCCGCGGTCGATTTAAAGATGGACCCGGGAGTGTGCCGGCGCGCATGGCGCGATGGGTTTGCCCTTGGGCTCTGGCGGAAGGGGACCAACGCGGCGGACAAACGGCAGCTATTCCTCAATGCAAAGGTAGTGCCCGTACCAGCCGGATTAGAAGAGGAGCAGGGAGATCAGGAGAGCCAAGAGGAAGATGATTCGAATACCGAAAAAGGCGAAGAGAAAGCGAAACTAGTCTGTACAGACCTTTTTCCACCCTATTTGCGCTTACAAATCAAGCGTTTACCAAAAGCGAAGCGAAAGAACTTTGAGACCGAGTACGAGCGAAACGAGCGGCTATATAAGGACGTGCACGCGGATGTCACTGTGGCGGTTCGGCTCATCTTCGACCAACGTGAGAATACCATATTCGACAAGTTCGGGATAAAGAAGATTCGCGAGGAGCACAAACCGAAGAACGGCGCGGCCAAGTCGCCGGTCCGCGTCAAGTTGGTCCAAGAGTTTCTTCCCGGCCTGGAAAAGTTTGTACAGACCTTTGAGGAAAGGTCCGTACAAACATCGGACGGGTCTGTACAAACATCAGAAACCCCGGTTGTACAGACCGTTGAAAAACCGGAGAAAGGGAAGGTAACTCCAGCTACGGGCAAGGCTTCCGGGGATGGTTCCAAACGTGCGGTTTTAGAGTCTCAGAGAACTTCTCTGCGCGGCACTTCTCCATCGATGGAAGATTCTATTCCGGCGGCGGCGTCTCTGAAGAACGCCGCCGCCGATTCTACTATGGACATGGAAGCGCTCATAATCCAGGAACTGAGCGTTGACGGAGATGCGGCTCGCCGACTGGTAGCCGGGTGCAGAGCTGCTGAGAAGACGATCACCGCCCCGGAGATTGTCGCACTGGCAGCCATGAAGCTCCACGCAGCACGCGAGCAGATCCGGAAAGGAAAGATCCACAGCGTTACTGGGCTCCTTATCAAGCACGTTCCAACGATGTGCACGGGAGTGGATCTCCAGAACGTGAGGACGGAACTGAGAAGAGAAGAAGAACGGAAGGCAGAACGCATCGCGTATGTCCGCGACAATTGGCAGGAATTCGACGCGGACGAACAGCAACGGGCACTGGATCAATTTCCGGAACTGGCCCGCGAGCAGGGAGTGGCCGGTGACTGAACTACACGGCTGTAGTGCGGACAATATTCATGCCAAGGTGCTCACTCGCAAATGCGAGTACTTTGGGCAATTCGTTGTCGCAGAGCAGCCGGGCATAAACAGCACCATCGATCCAGCGGGTATGAACGACAGCTGGCGTCTCAACCTCTTCGTACAACGGATTGATACCGGTTGGCCACCCACTCCCTTTCGCTTCCCACGTCGCAGCAGGAGTAATTCGCAAGAGTTCGGGCTGAAACGCGCGCTCAAACCAACGGCAGAATCCCACGCCAAAAACATCTTGGACCGAAAAGTCTTCCGCTTCCTCGTAATCTCCCCATTGGTATTGTGGCGGCTCTCCATCGAAGGGTTCGATATTCCAACCGTGGTAATGCGTAATGAACTGTCGGTCGACCCACATGCCGACGACGTTCCTCGGCGAGTTGCCTTGACACTTGCCTCCGACCGGCCGCCAACGGAACAGTATTTTATGAGTGCGCCCGCGGGAAACCCTCGCGGTGAATCGCGCAACACCATCCGGTACGGTGCCAAACTCGCCAACTTCCGCGTCGCGCCACGTCGTGTGGTATTCCCATCGCTCCCGTTCGTGGAGCCGGACCTCGGCTTCCTCCAATTCGGCTTGCCGCTTCAGCTCTTCCTTGGCGGCTTTGACCCTCTGAATCGCAGTACGCGCGGTCGCGTATTTCTCCTGGCAGGAAACACAAACAATGCCATGGAGTACTCTCAGTTGGCAAAACCCATCTTTTCGCCTGCCTTCGAGAAAACTGAGGTGCGCCTTTCTACGGGACGGTTCGAATTGCTTCAGCAGCCACTCTTCGGTCCCCTCTTCCGTGCTCCAACGCCAATAAAAGCTGTACTGAATGTCTTTCGCGCAGACCAAACAAGGTCCATAAAATGTCCGTTCGACAACAGTCTGAGCAGGCGAGACATAGGTCTTTTCAGGGATGACGGTTACTTTCTTCGTGGAGCGCAGTTCACCTGCGAGTCTTCCAGTAGGCTGGATCTCTTCCATAGGGCGGCCCCTTTCACAAGGCATGCGGTCGGAGCGAGCGGTGAAAGACACTCGCCCCGGTCCGCAAAGAATGCCGGGAGCTACCCGGCAGAATCGATTCTACAATGACTGACTGCCCCGCCTGCGCCGTTAAGCGCCTCCACGCGTCTACAGACTGGGAATGGCACCCATATGCCGGCCACGGGTACGTGACAGGCCAGGGCTGGACGCATCCTGATCTTGCGAACGAGACGCAAGCCGGCGTCGCAACCTCGAAAAACTCGGGGGAGGGACTCGATGCGGCGGCGCCGGTAGGAGTCAGCGTATGAAACTGGCTCGTGTATTCCCGCGGAAGACCAAAGCCACCCCCGATGACGATCTGGCGTTTTACGGTCCACCGGATCTGTTTGCTGAAGCGGATGAGGTCCATGTGGACTGCACGTTCACCGCGGACAAGGAGCGGGCGGAAGCACTGGCTGCGGCATGGTCGAATGTGGCTCCGGTCAAGGTTGGTGGGGTTGCCTACGGCGATCCAGGCTGCGAATTCGTTCCTGGAAAATACATCAAAGACGGCTACACCTTCACATCCCGCGGCTGCCCGCGTCGATGCTGGTTCTGTTCTGTCTGGAAGCGGGATCCGGTGCCGCGGCTGCTCCCTATCCAGGCTGGCTGGAATATCCTGGACGATAATCTGCTAGCGTGCCCCGAGCCTCATGTGCGCGCGGTCTTCGCGATGCTGGCCCGGCAGGGCCGGCGCATCGAGTTTACCGGCGGCCTCGAGGCGTTAGCCCTTCAGGATTACCAAGTGGGCCTCCTGGCAGATCTGAAACCGCGGCCGAACTGCTTCTTTGCCTATGATCCAGGCGACCCGTTCGAAACGCTGAAGAGTGCTGCCGAGCGGTTGATTGGCGCCGGTTTCACCGCTTGCTCACACCGGCTGCGCTGTTATGTGCTGATCGGATACCCGAAGGACACATTCGACGCCGCAGAAAAGAGGCTCTGCGATATGCTGCGAATCGGCTTCACTCCCCATGCGATGCTCTGGCAACCCGAAACACCAACCGCAGAGAAGCACCGGCCCGCGCCGGCCTGGAGAAGTTTTCAGAGGCAGTGGGCGCGCCCAATCATCATCCATTCGAGGCAAGCGGTAGGAGTCAGCATATGATCCGACTGGCGATCCGCGGCTATGTTGCCGGCGAGCAGCAGTTCGAAGATCTGCTGGTGCTGGACGACGATGCGGAACTCGATGCGAGGATAGCGATCCTGGCGAACGATCACGCCGAAAGGCTGGCCGAGCACGCGCTCCACATGATCGAGATAGAATTCCTGGACGAACCCAACCCGCTACAGCGATTTTTCCGGTTCGGGAGCGATCCGTCGCTGATGCGCCGGCCGGTGATGGTGGATCTTTCGAAGGTGGGCGTATGAAATACACCGCAAATGGCGACACGGTCACTCTCGAGATGACGCAGGGCGAGTACGCCCGCCTGCTCGTCGCCATTGGAATCGCCACCGGCGTAACAGCGCGTGATGGAGACGAGAAAACCGTCTGGTCCTGGGTCGATTTCGCCAATCGATTGAATACCGGTAATCCAAACTTCATTCCCTACGAAATCCCCGACGAGTCCAAGCCCGATGCCGATCGCTCCTGAACTGAAAAAGCTTTACGGCCACAAGTGGCGCACCCAGACCCGTCCGAAGATTTTGGCGCGTTGCGGCGGCCGCTGCGAGCGTTGCCACATAATCCCCATTGGCGGCCTTGATGTGGCGCACCTCGATCAGAACCCGCGCAACGATGACCTGGAGAACCTGGCCGCGGTCTGTTCCCGCTGTCACCACGCGATCGATTACGACATATGGGCCGCCAAGGCCCGCGAAACCAGGCGGGCGCGTAAGGACCGCGGCCGGCCGCTGCTGGAGAAGCTATGGAAGTGATTATGGCGGTTGCGGTGATTGTGCTGGCCCTGCTGGTGATCGACGTTTCCCGAGGGGATCGCAGCGGGCGGCGACGGTGACGCCCGCCGAACTTTGCCAGCGATACCGGATCACCCCGCGTGAACTTCAGTGGTGGCACAACACCGGCGTGATTGTATCGACCAGGACCGCCCGCGGGCGCGACTTCGATGAGGCGCAATCCTTGACCGCGGCCATTGTCGCCGAACTACGGTACAAAGGCGTCTCGCTCCACCGCATCCGCAAGCTGCGGATCGGGACCCCGCAGGGGGAGTACCTCGTGATTGCCGGCCCAAATACGGCGTGCTGGTGCAGCCGTGATGGGTTGATTCCTTACGTAGCCGCGTGCCCCGGTCCCTGCCGTGTGGTATCCGTAGAAGATCTCCGGAGGCGCCTGGATGACGAAAATACGCCCCGATTCGCCCGTCGTACGAGAAACTGAAGTTTTCGAGCGCACCGTGGCCCTTGTGGTCAGTCTTCACCCCCGATACCTCAAGATCCGCCTGAAAGGCGATCGGGAAGCCCTGCATGTCGATTACAAGGAACTCCTCGAATTGGCGCGCCGGATCGCGTACAAAAAACGAGGCCTGCAGAGGGGCGCATGATCACCCGTGATGAGCATTTGGAGTGGGCAAAGCAGCGCGCCCTGGAATATGTCGAGATGGGCGATTTGCTCCAGGCCCTAACATCCATCGGGTCCGATTTGACGAAGCATCCGGAAACGAAAAACCACCCCGGTTACGATCTCGGCATGCAGTTGTACATGATAGGCAGCCTACATACGGCACCCGAAATGCGCCATTTCATCGAAGGCTTCCGATGAGCGGACGGGAACTAAAAGTAAGCGAGCTTGAACCTGGCACTGAGGTCCGGGTGTGGAAACAAGGCCGCCCGACCCTAACGATGCGGGTCATCGAGGTTGCCGATGCGGCGGTCTGTCTACAGGTTCTGCGGGGGGCAGTGGTTTTCAATTTCCTGGCGCGGCGCTGTGGGCCGGACCAGGAGCAAATCACCGACGATGACCAGCTTCGCATGAGGCTATTTGAGCCATGAGCCCTACACCTTCCCCGCCCCTCTACTGGATGCACGAGACCAGCGGCCGCCTGGCCGAGGCGATGAAGCGCTACCTGCAGGAGGAGCCGCTTACGAATTACGACGTGGGCTTGATTCGCTCCTACCTGGTGCAGTGGATCGAGGCCCCAGTGTGGGACCAGAACCCGAATATGGACGCTGCCGGCCGCGCTGAGCTCGAGGAGCTGCGCCAGGCAGCACATAAGATCACCGGCCGCCGCGGAATCCACGAATGGGTCGAAGTCGCGACCGACTGGGGGATAGACCCGCTGTGAAGAACGAACCGGTGCGGGAGCGTACGTCGCTCCGGCCGCGCCTCGGCGATCGCGGCAAAGATTTGATGACGGTTGCCGAGGTTGCGTACGTGTCCGGTATGGGCATTCTTGCCGCATATAGCTTGGTGCGCGACGGGATACTCCCGAGTTTCCAAATGGGCAAGCGCGCAACCTACATTCCGCGCGTTGCCTATTGGCAATGGCTCGAAAGTTTCGAGCCGTGGCGCCGGCCGGACGCGGCCGTACGTCAGTTTGCGTCCGTCGATTCGGGCGAATATGGTGTTGGGAGATCGCTATGAAACGCCCCGCAGCGCGGACCAGCGGAAGGACAGAAAGCAAAAAAGCCCGCCGTGGACTCTGGCGGGCTTTCCTTTGCGATAGTGTTCGTTCTAGACTGCTTTCCCCGATTATACTGCTCTGATTCACCCGGGAAAGTGATCAGCGTGAAGTCCCGCTCGCGGCCTTCCCTGCCCTGCGCTGAGCCCAGTAGCGCCGCATGCGAGCGGATACCACCTGGCGCTCTTCTGCAGACATCGATTTCCGACCACGCCTTCTAACGGGCCGGGCGGCTATGGGCCGGGCCGGTACACCCTGGATCCGGGAAAGCGCCCGGATTGCCTTGTCGAGTACCTCCAGCCGGGCCCAAAGATCAGCCAACAGTTGCTCTATGTCCAGCATGGGAAAATCGTATACCCCACGCCGGCCGGCCTTCAAACCCCCGACGCATAGAATAGGGAGATATGGCACAGCCGCGGTATAGCGACCAGTTGAAGCGCTTCATTCAGCAGTGGCGCCCGAATGATCCAGCGCTGGATGAGCGCTTCATGCAGGACATCCGGGGCCTCGTGGCCGCGATCGTGAGCCCGCCGGCTAGCGTATTCGAGGTCACCACGATCCTGTCTTCCGATGGTGGAAAGGTGGTGGTACGCCTCGGTGATTACGAGGCGCAGCTGGATCCATTGGACTCCCAACACCTCGGGTTATCGCTGATCGAAGCCGCGACGGCCGCCCGCACAGAAAGCTTTCTATCCCGATTTCTGAAGGAGAATGTGGAGGTCGAGGATGTTCAGGTTGCCGGCCTGATCGGATCGTTCCGAGATTACCGGATCGAAGAGATGCAGCGGGAACTGGCGGGGGACCTGGAGCGACGTTCGGTGCCCCCCGCCACGCCTTGAACTACGCGTTTTGCTCCCTGATTTGAGGCAGGCTGAGCGGTCGAGCGTCGAGTTGCCGGAGGTCAATCCTTCGTATCCGCCACCGGCCGCCGCGGCGCCCCTTACCCACGTCGAGTGCCGGCAGCCGGCCGATCGCGATGAACTGGACTAGAACGGCAGCCGGCAGCCCAGAGTAGTCCACAGCCTCCTGAAGCGTCAGCCACAGGCGTGCGGGCCCCGCGGCCGCGCACCCTTCGCGCACCACGCGCACCAGCTCTGCCAGCTCCCCGGTGCCGCGCCGGCCCTGCGAGGTCTGCGGTTCGCGTACCTCGCGCTCTTTCGGGTGGGGCACGGGCTCCGGGTTCTTCTTCTTCTCGAGGTAGCGCTCGATGCTGCCGGCGTGGATCCGGACCACAGTCTGCCCGTTATTCGGGTCTCGTGACCGGCCGGATTCTATCCTGCCCTCCTTCGCGAGCTCGAGCACTCGTCTGCTACTTAGGGGCCTGCCGATGGTGCCCAGCAGAACTCCGGCTTCTTCTTTGCTTACCCATTCGATTTGTGTGATTTCCATTTTAGGTGCGCGGATGGGGGTACCGTCCGCGTGGCCGATCGCGGACCCGCACCCCTTCGTCAGTATAGAAACGCACGCCGCTGGAATGCTATTTAAATCGTGAGGGTGTGCGGATGGGGGTACTGGTCGCGCGGCCGGCCGCGGGGGCTTACCCCATTTGAGGGTGTCTCAATTTACTATCATTCCGCGTTTATAACTCGTTGAATAATAAAGAAAGGCAAGTTTCCGCCCCCCCTTTTGGTGTGTCATTTTCGTGTCATTCCGCGCGGCGCGCCCGGCGCCCGTGGCAGGCGTGGCGCGCAGGGCCGGCATTTTTCTGCCAAAATCGGCACTTTTTTAACCGAACATTACGAGTGAGTGGCGGAGACGCTAAACTGATGGAATCATGGGAAAAACGCCCGTAAAGAAGGCTCGAACCAAACCTAAAACTCATTATGTTCGGTTGGTCGAAAAACCCAGTAAAATCAAGCGAAAACGCAAGGCCAGAAAACTCCCTCCATATCTCACAATTCCAGAGAAAGACCGGCTCTTCAAGGTCATCGACAATGCCCGGGACCGGGCGATATTCCGGCTGTTGTACCATCACGGGCTGCGCGCCAGCGAGATTGGCAAGCTGCAACTCTCTGATTACAGGCCTGGATCTGCGCGTGATCTCGATCGCATCAATATCCATCGGTTGAAGGGCTCCATTAGCGGCGAGTGTGGCGTGGTGCCGGCCGCCGCGGTAGCGGTGCGCGCCTGGCTGCGAAAGCGAGGCATCAAGCCGGGTACGCTCTTCCCATCCCGGAACGGCACCCCCATCTCCCGGATCCGGATCTTCGACATGATGCGCGAGTATTGCCGGCGAGCCGAGATTCCACTCGAGAAGGCTCATCCGCACTGCTTGAAGCATTCCTGTTGCACCCACCTGGTCAGCGATCAGGGGGAGAGCATTATGCAGGTCCGAGCCCACGTGGGGCATGCGGATATCCGGAGCACGATGGTGTATGCAGACCTGACTGACGAAGCTAACGAGGCCAGGGTTAAGCGTTTGAGGGAGTGGAAGTGAAAGCGAACCGGTTACCGACGCAAAATATGCGAGATTAGGCGATCTAGCGGATCTTGAGCCAGTGTGTGCTCGACCTGCGCTGCGATAATCTCCTGCCGAAGCTGGTATGCCCTCCGGCCTATCGTTCGATCCTCGTCAGCTGCTCCCGGCTTCGCTCCCAGTCCTACTAACTGCTTCGCAATCATTGCCACAAGGTTGGCGTTATAGAGTGGAATTTGCAATTTCAAGCCACGCTTAAGCACTTCGCGTAACGTGTCGCGGTCCGGCCCCTGTAAAGGGTCGAACATGCGCCGGCGAAGTGCCGCGTTGGATTCATTCACCGCAGGCATCGCACCAGAGCCGCCGCGAGGATCAGGTTTAATGCCATCGATAGCATGAGCAGACGCCGGTACCGGAGTACCTCGCGGTACGGCGTCCACGAGCTCTGCTTGAGCATCTCCCTATTCTCTGTCATCGATCGCCCAGCGTCCACGCCACCCACATCACCAGGAGGAAGAGCAGGAGACCGGGCCAGCCGCCGGCGATGGCGCGCACGTACGCCCTCATTCCTGCCCCCTCGCGTACTCCGCCATGCCAGAGTACACCTCGTTCAAGCGCTCCACCAGTGCCGTGAAGTCGATGCCGAGGCCGGCGCGATCGCGGTGGTAGGAGACCGGCGCCGCCTGATGGCAATCGTGGCAGAGTGGTACGCAAGTGGTGTCGCTGGCCTTCTGGCGCATTCCGCCATCGGAACCCGTGTGGGCTGCCTGCACTTCGTGGGTGGTTCCGCAGGCTGCACAGGGAAGCGTGCGGATCCAGGAGAGGTACTTGCGATCGCGGACCGGTCCGCGGCCGGTGCGGCGCCGCGGCGCCCGGCGTGGGGCCTTCTTACCGTGCACCGCGTACATCAGGTAGCTGGTTAAAGACCGCATGACTGGTACCCCGTGCAAATCGGACAGAGATGCGTGACGCCCGGTACGGCCGATTCGATGACCCGGGCGCCGCCGCAGATGTGGCACTGGCCGCGGTGCTTGGTCTTGAGGGGGACGCGTACTGCCGGCACCGCTCGCCCGGTCTGGGAGGGCTTCTGGGTGGCGCCGATGATTACCCGGGAGAGGTCGACGAAGCGGGCACGTGGGCGCCTCACAGGTTCACCTCGCAGCAGATTGGATCAGAGCTTCGGTAGTTATTGCTCGCGTTGGAGGCGCGCACGGATTGCTGGGTCATGCCGCAGGAGGCGCAGGAGGCCTCCGGGACCTGCGTCGCGACAAAGTCAACCGCGGAGGCCACGGTGGGCCACGCGGTACCGAAGTCAGCACGCCCAGAGACCGCGGCGCCCGTGAGGTACACATTGCCGGCCGCGTCGCGCAGCAGGTAGGGATACAGAGCCGTCGGGTGTCCGCAGTGTTCGAGAGTCCAGCCGGCCTTGTGCTGGTAGCATCTGCGCTGTCCGGAGGGTTCCCAGCCCAGCGATTTAAGCTCTTTCGGGGAGATCTGTCGAGCGTACGTTTTCCAGTTCATTAGAAGGCCCCCAGGAATTCTTCGCGGCGGGCGATCCAGGCCTGCGCCTCTGCAGGATCTACACCCTGCGCGGTGAAATGATCGAAGAGCTCTGCGTCAGTCGAATATTCGTCGTTCGCCAGGGTGGCTTTGATCCAGCGGACCGTGTCGTTGTTGTTCATCGGGCCACCTCCCGGCGGGCGCACATCCCGTGCGCCCCGTGATTGGTTACCACCAGACCGAGGGCCTTCGCGACCACCGCGAGCATCTCTTTGCGCTCGCCACATTGCCGGCTAGCCTTCGTTAAAGAAACCCAACCACGGGTCCCTGCCGCGACTTCCTTGAGCTCGTTTACCGCTTTGTCGTACGCTTCGTTCTTCATACTTATTAGTATGCTTGACCAGCGGTGATAATGCAAGCTATAATTTTAAACATGGAGAAGGTAAAGCGATGATGAAAGCATGCGCAATTGCGAATTCTGTGGCTATGAATTCGATGAGGGGTGTGGCCGGTACGGCTGCCCCAACTGCGAAGGGGAAGGATTGAGCCCCTCCTTGCCCACCGCTGTTCAGGATGTTGGTACCATCCTGGATATGGCTAAGAACCGCGCTGCGGTGAGTTTAGGAAAGCGAAGGGCGGCTACGGCTGCCCCGGGGGAGATGGCCGAAATCGGCAAGCTGGGAGGCGCCAAAGGTGGGGACGCCCGTGCCAAGTCGCTAACCGCCAAACGGCGCAAGGAAATTGCGAAAGCGGCCGCCGAGGCGCGGTGGGGCAAAGGGAAGGTAAAGAAATGAGCAGCAGCACGAAACCCCTTTACGAGCGAGATTTCGCCGAATGGAGCGACCGAACAGCGGCGCTAATTCGTGCGGGGAAGTTTGACCAGGTGGACGCAGAGAATGTGGCCGAGGAGATCGAGAGCTTGGGTAGAGCGGAACGTAAGGCTGTCCGGTCGCAACTACAGCGGCTTATGATGCACAAGATCAAGCAGCAGATCCAGCCGGAACGAGACAACGCGAGCTGGCACGCATCGGTACGCAGCGCCCGCACCGAAATTCTCGAAGATCTGGCGGACTCGCCCAGCCTGCGCCGCCATTTACGGGAGAATCTCCAACGCGTCTACCTGCTGGCGGCCAGGGATGCGCGGGAAGAAACCGGGAGCAGCGATCCGGATATCCCAGGAGAATGCCCTTGGGACCTCGATGCGCTACTTGAGGAAAAGGATTGAGATGATCAACATGATCTTCAATGGTTTCCTGTTGATGGTGGGAGCCGGACTGGCGTGGTTGGGGCTTACGGTGATTGTTCACGTCTTCCTGATCATCAGTTCAAACCGGGAAGGATAAGTTTTTGCGGTCCTGGGGGAAAAGAAAAAGAGGGGTTGTTTTACTTCGAGATCGGCCACGGGCCAGAATTCTTGTACCTATCTACCCACCGGTCTCTTTCTGGACGCGACTCTTTCGAGGAGTCGGTCGAGGGCTTCTCGGTTGATGCCGGGGAGTTCGTGCCAAGGGGCTTCTGTGGCTTCACTGGTTTTTGTGCCATGCGGGATTATTCTCTCTTCTTTAGTATAGCCGGAGACCTGCTTTTTCCCTCGCATTTGGCGCAATGTATCCAGGATTTTTGTGTGCTGTTCCCGGGTCAATGGTACCGTACTACCATCGCTCTTTTCCCAGTTGTAGCGGAACCCTTGCGGGGTTCTCTCATACCGGACACCATACGACAGATCGTTGTATTTGCCCTGCCGGACGCTTTCGCCCACCGCGGCCTGTTTGCCCGTGATTCCCTGCTCTGCCCTCTTCGCGATCGCGCCAAGGCTTCCGTGCGAGACCTCCTGTCCTGACTTCGACAACCACGTTTCCCAGTGCCACCGGCCGAGGGTGCCGTCCTTGATCCCGCGATCGGCGTAGGCTTGCTTCACACGGTCTGCGAGGGCCTTCTCGGCTGCTTCGTACATGCCGAGCCCCGTGACGCCATCCCACAACCGGTTGAACCCGTTGTCATATAGATTCCGGGTAGGCGTCATGTTGCCCTTCTTATTGGTTGTGTATGCAAGTCCTGAGTCTTCCAGTGCCGGCGCGTTCCAGAAATCATTGATCCGGACGCGGTCTGCCACCAAAGTGTCATGGTGCCCGGTCACTAACAGAATGAAGCTGAACACCTTGTTGTCTACGCCGAGTCCATTGTTGATTTGCTGGTAGCGGCGCCGCGCCTCGATGGAACTCATGTTCTGGTCACCGAGGATCTCATGCAGCGCATCAATGGTCCGCATTCCCTTGTAGGGTCCGTTTGCCACGGGTTTGCCGGCATTCATCAGGAACTGGCGCCCAAACGAATTCAGGTTAGACGTGGCTTGCGCTCCCGGCGTGCCCTTCAGAACGCCGCTGGCCCACTCCAGATATGCTGGCAGGGTCGATTTATCGAACTTTCCCTTCGCGGCCAGTTTGACCCACCTGTCGAGCCCAGAATCCAGAGCATGCAGGAAGCCGGACTCCTGCGGGTAAGGGGATTGACGGGGGGACAATGCCGCCCAACCGAAATAGAGTCCGCTGTCGACCGGCGTCATCTTGCCGTCCGCGTAGAGCTTCCTGGTGGCGAGCGTCTCTGCTAATCCCTCCGTAGCGAGGTCCCGCTGTCCCTTGGTAGCTGCATCGATGCTGTCGCCTAAGGCTGGCCCGTCGTTGGCGTAGGCTATCAGGTTGTCCGGCGGTATCGGGACTCGGCCGCTCTCCGGCTGCCAGAGTTCATTCATGCCGCGGATATAATTCTCATCGTTCGCGAACATGTTCGGATTGCGCTTGTGGAAGACGTCGAGATTATCCAGGCTCTGCTGCACGCGATGCAATCTGGGATTCTGGGCGATCGGCGGCGCGTCATCCGATACCAGGCCGGCCTTCACCGTGAGACGGTTGCCCAGCGGCATGTCTGCCTTCCCTGTCTTGCCCCACCCGTATACGCCGGCAATGTGCTGGGCTTCTTTCCAGATCTTCCGTAGGTGCGGCTCCACCTGTTGTCCGAACGTGTCCACCATGCCCTTCGACCAGTCGGTGAACTTCGCAGCCCCATCGATAATCTTGCGGGCGCCCACGATCGAATAATCCGCGAGAACATGCACCGGCAGCCCGGCATTCAGCGTGGTGCCTTGGTCCTTCCAGAACTTGTCGATACGGTCCTGCGAGTCATCGGCGGCCCGGTTGAGCTTGTCCCGCCAGCCGGCCGTCTCTGCTTCCTCCGGTTTGCCGAGTTTCTGTATGGCCTGCTTCTGTACCTCGAAATGCTCTTTCGGCGTGGCTTCAGTCGCCGGCGCCGCTGGAGGAGCTTTCGGAGGCGCGCCTGCAGGAGGTGTGCCCCCTGCCGGAGGTCCGGTCGGTGGTTCCTCCGGGGGCTTCTTCTTCTCCGCATCCATTGCCGCGAATAGCTTGCTCGCTTCGGCCTGCAGATGCGCTACTTCCAGGGACGTACGGGGCGGATTCTGTGCAATGCCCGTCAGAAACTTAATGCCCTTCGGGCTGAAGAGGATGTCGCCGGCATATTTACCCTTTAGCCACTTGAGAAGGTTGGTGCCGGCGTCCTGGGCCTCTTTTACCAGTGCGGTGCCGGACGTGTTGATCCGCTCCGAGGTGATCTTCTGCGCCAGGAAAAAGCGATTCAGGGCATCGAGCTGCCCTTCCTTCGGGAATAGCAGAGCTTTGGTCTCGTTGCCGAGGTTATCCCACTCCTTGAACACGCCATCCGTCCGCATCCAGCCGCCCTCGTTCATGGCACGGTCGAACAACTTGTCCAGGTAGGCGCGCCCGAGAACGGGCATCGCATCGGGCGCCCGTTGCGCTACTTCTTTCAGGTAGTTGACGCCACTGTCCCGGCCCTGCGTCAATTGCCCAAAGGCCTGCACGGGCTCTTCACGGAGCTTCTTCTGGATATCCGCGAAGTCCATCTTCTGCGCGTGTAGCTTCCGGCCCTCCTGCAGGCCGATCACGGCATCCTGGCCGGTCTCCCCCACCGCGGCGTCGATCGCCTTCTGCAGCCGCGAGACCATCTGCGCCGCCGTTCCCTGCGCCACATTCCTGAGGTGCTTGTTGGTGTCGTAGCCCACCTCGGCTTTAAGCCCCTTGAGGGCCTCCTCGGCCTGCTGCGCGCTGATGTGGTCATTGCCCTTGAGGATGCCCTTCAGGATCGAGTACGCTGCGCTCTGTGACCGCTCCGCGGCCGGCAGGTATTCGTACCGCGGAAGTTGTTGCCTGGCGATCTGCTTCATCCAGCGCACGTCCACCGGCATGTTGACTTCCGCATATACCGGCACCCGCTGCGTCTCACCGGTCGGTTTTCCCGACTCGTCCAACACGGGCTTCGTCTCAGTTTTAATCTGGACACGCTTGCTGTAATCCGGGTTCCCGGCGTGCTCCCATGCCGCCTCATAGGCCTGGTTCGCCTGGCCGGCGAGCTCCGCTATGGACTGGTTCAGCGTGTCTCCCACGATTGTGCCGGCTTCGTATGGCGAAACGGGCTCACCGTGTACCTTGCCGGCTAATTCTCCAGCCAGGTCCCGCAGTGCCCTCTCGGTGCCGGCGTGGAACTCACGGGCCCGCTGAGAGCCCAGTGGCGTGTGTGCGGTCGTGGCCTCTACAGCCGTCAGGAAGCGATTGCCGGTCTGCTGCCCTCCAGTCAAGGGCACACCTTGTTCCTTCAGGTAGTCCACGGCTTGCTGCTGTACTGGATTGAGCCTGCTTTGGAACCGCATCGACTCCGGCAGCATCTCCGGCAGCCGCGGCGTGAAGCTTTCGCGTAGATGGCCCGGCAGCTCCCTGGCGGAGACCGTACCTGGCCCGCCGATGGCAGTCAGCCAGCCCATATTCATGGCGTTCGCCAGTGCGGTCTCCGGGGGCACCCCTTGCGCCACGTTCTTGACGTATTCCGCACCCATCACCAGAGGCACACGAATTAGCCGACCGGCCGGGCCCACCACATGAATGAATTTGCCCATAATGCCTTGCTCGACGGCACCCTTCACCATGTTTCCCGCTCCCTGGTCCGCGGTCTCGAGTGCGCCTAAGGCAGCCATGCCCCCCACCGGCCCGCCCAGCGTCGTGGCGGCCGCGGCAATCGGGAGGCTCGCCAGCGAACTCACCGCGCCGCGCGTGATCTGCGCCGGCAGTGACTTATTCCCCCCTGCGAGTTCCGTGGCCTGTTCCTGTAGGGTCTTCTCCCGCTCGCGCGCCCAGTTTCCGATGTGCTTGTAGATTTCGGCCGCGCCGGCCCCACCGAAATTGAATTGAGGGAGAAGTGTAGCAGAGCCCTCGGCCAGCCCGGCAATATTCGCGATCAGATGGTCGATGCCGGCCATACCGCTCGAATATCCGGATCCGATCTGTTTGCCGAACTCGTTGTAGGCGTCGAACCGTCCATGATCGGCTTTAACCTCCCCTCCCGGCGTCCCGCCGAGGGGAGGCAGCTCCTTCATCGGCTGCCCGCCCGGCGCTATCTGGTAAAGGGGAACACCGGGGGCTCGTTCCAGAAACGCTTCGGCTCCTGGGTCGCGTGACTCTCCAACGGATACCGGTCGAGCCAGCGTAGGCATCTGCCCCAGAGCCCCGCCGTAGCGCTTGATTATCTCGTCCTCATCGGACGCGCCCGCGGGAGTGGTCGCCTGGGCCGGCGCGGGGGCGCCTTGTACTATGCCACCGTAGCGTTTGATCAGATCATCTTCTTGAGATTGATCGTACGGCATGTCATTTCACCAGCTCTGGATGTTCGGCCTTGAATTTGACAGCCGCATCCGGAGTCAACCATGCGGAGCGGCCGCTCTTCAGCGGGACTTCTACTGCGTTTGCGGGCACGCCGGGCGGCCGCTGCGCTGCTGCCGGTGCCCTCCCCATCAGGCGATCGCGCGCGTCCAGTGCCTCCTGCGAGAATAGTTTCCCGGTCTGCAGGCCCTTCCCAAAAGTGCCCCGCGCGTACTGGTTCTCGAGTCCCTGCCGTTGGGCATCGGCCAGGTGCATCAATGCCGCATAGTTCTTACGCAGTTGCGTGTCTCCGAGACCACGCTCGAAATGAGCGTATGTCTGGGCCCTCTCGGCCTCCCCGCCTCCTGCCGGCTGAAAGGCTTTCCCTGCCTCTTTCGAAATGAAGTCAGCGATTAAGTCATAGGTGGTGGCCGCATCGTCGCCCACCTGTACCCCAAGTGCATTTGCAACTTTCCTGATTGCCGGAAAGTCACTTTTGACCAGTGCCTTCCGCGCCTCATCTCCGAGAGCGGCGTGCTGCATCAGGTTGTCGAAACTGCGAATCATATCGGCCTGCGGGCCGTCAGCGAACTTCTTCTCGGTCAGCGCTCTGGTCTCTAGCGCTGCCTGCAGGTTGGCGATGCTGAAAGGCTTTCCGGGGAACAGCGGGTTGCCCTCTGCCTTTACCATCTCCTCGGCTTCCCGGATGATCTGAGTTGCGGCATTCCCGTAGCGCGAGCGGAACTGTTTCATATCATCCGGGGACATGTCCCCGTTGACCATTTGCCGCGCCAGCATTTTAATGTCGTCGGGCCCGGGGATCGAGTTTACCTGCGCCTGAAGGACCTGCCCCTGCAGGCCCTTCTGCCCAATCAGCAGAGCCAGCAGAGTGGGATCCTGCTTCAATGTCGCGTACTTCTGCAGGCCCTGATTGAACTGCTCCGGGGTCAGCTTCGCCGGCGTGGTGTTCAATCCCTGCGCGTGCTTCAGCATGAACTGGTCGAACTCGGTATTGCCCAGCAGGCCCATCTTCGCCTTCATCGCGTTGAGGTCGAACTCCGGTTGCTTCTCCGGAGCGACTGCGGAGCGCACGTACGCCGCAATGATGTCGGGTGTCGGCCGGCCCGGGGGTAGTTGCACCTTGGGGTGTCTCTGCTGGATCGCCACCCAGTCTGCGGGGCTGGGGACGCCCGTGGTGGGATCCGCGGCCGCCTGAATCTCTTGGATGGCTGCCTGCCGTTCGCCCGTCGCTACCTTCTGCTCTGCCTCGGTGGTCTGTACGCCGGCGAGCTTGGCTTGCGCCTCCTCCCGCTCCCTGGCGGCCTTCTCCTGGGCCTCCTTGAGGACCTGTGCCTGCGATACCAGACTGTTGGCGAAGGCCTGCAAATGGCTGGGGTCACTGAACTGCGTGTGCCGCGGGATGGCTTTCCCGACTCCAAGCTGGTCTGCCCTCGCGTTCGCTGTGTCCAGGTCCTCTTGATTCTGCGCGCCTAGGATCAGACTCCGGTACCGATCGAGGTCGGTTGCCGTATTCTCTCGCGTCGTTTTATCCAGCGAGGCAGCATCCTGCTGCATCTTCACGTGGTGCTCCCGCATTGCGATCAGGTCGGCCGGTAGCACCTTTCCGGAGCCTGCAGCGATTGCGAAGGTCTTGTCGATATCGCCTCCGCCCTTCACCATTGCATCGAGTAAAGCCTTGCTCGAGTCCAGCTTCTGACGTTCCTGCTCGAGCTGCATGCCGGCCGACTGTTGCTGGAGTCCCTGTGTCCGGAGTTGCCCCATCTGTGCCAGAGTCTGCAGGGGGTCGGTGTACGCCGGCGGCTGAACGTTAAAGCCCTGCAAGTTGGGAGCTGGTGGTGCGAATTCGATAGGCATCTACTTCTTCCCCCACGATGACCCGATGTTCTTTCCGATGTTGCTGAAGCTCCATCCGCCATCAGCCCCGAATCCGCCCATCACCGCAGTGTTAGCCGCGGCGCCGATGCCCCCCAGCATCCCGTTCCAGGCACTAGCCGCGCCGAGGTCGCCCGACGCACGGGCCTGCTGGGATCCGATCTGCGTGTTGGCGAGGTAGTTGGCTCCGGACAGGGTATTGGAAGAGGCCAAATTACGCGCGTTGATGTTGGCGTTGCCGGCGTACTCTGCGCCTCGCATGCCGGCGTTCCCCGCGTATTCCGCTCCCTGCATGCCCGCGGTGCCGGCGTACTCTGAGGCCTGCAGCCCGGCCTGGCCGGCCGTTGTGGCGGCGCCCCGTCCCATATCGGCCAGCGTGGCGAGCCTGCTGAAATTCTGGTTATAGATATCGTTCGCGTTCTTGAATGCGGTGCCGGCGTAGTCCTGTGCGTATCGGCTGAGTGATTTCATCGTGCCGCCGGACCCGGTCATGCCGCCGGCGGCCGCGGCGCGCGCGGCGCCTTGCAGCCCCTGCTGGAGCTGGAACTGGTACGCCGGCGAATACTTCGCCATCATGTCCGCGGTAAATGGCTTGCTGGCGTCCCCCAGCTGCCCGGCCGCGGTGGAGCCCATCGAGATGTACGGGTCGAGCATGCCCGTCAGCCTCTCGGCCGCGGTGGTGGCGCCGGTGCCCGCCGCGCCGGCCGCGGTGGTCATTCCCTGGCCGGCGGTATTGGCCGCGGTGCTGACTCCCGCGCCGGCATCGGCCGCGGTCTTCAGGATGTCCGGGTTGACTTGGCTGACTGCGTCGTTGACCGTCTGGCCGGCCTGCTTGTAGCCCTGCTGCAGGTAGTCCGCGGCGTGGTGCGATGCACTCGCCCCCTGAATTCCACCGATGACGCTTGTGACTAAGCTTGGCATTTTACTTCCCCTATGGACCGTCCGAGCAGAACCAGGTCATGCAGCTGCCCGTTCTTCTGGAACGCCTTGACCTGGCGGCCCACGTAATGCATCCCAATCCCGTGCGTGCCGTAGGCGATCGCCGGACCGTTGCAGGCCGGTACCGCGGCCGTCAGGCGCCGGCACTCGGTGTTCTCTGCAAGCCAGGCCGGCAGCGCACGCGCCGCGCGCCACTTCTCGACCGTGCCGGCGCCCGGCAGCATCACCGCGTGCAACTCCCAGCACACGCGGTTCTGTGGCACCAGGCTGAACATGCCGATCAATCTGCCCGCATCGTGGACTGCGACATACCAGATGTCCGGGTGCTCATTGACCCGGAATCTCCACCAGGGAGGCGAGAAGTCGTCTCCAATCAACGGGTAGATCTCCGGTTCGGTCAGGATCCCCCAGACCAACCGGAAGTCTTTCGAGCGTCCAATGGAGATCACTTCTAGGAGGTTGGCGCCGGATGCTCCCAAGATTTGAGCGGGACTCCGACTCGCTGCTGGTCGAACGTGACCCCGCCCGCTTCAGCCTCGATCACGACTACCGCCCAGACAGGCTTGCTGCCCAACTGCTCTGCGTATGCTGGGGAGTCTTTGGCTGCATTCTGCCATTCCTCGACGAGGACCAGGTTCTGCTCGAAGGCCTTGTCCTGCGCTTGCGCTTGCAGCCATTCATCATTGCCGTGGGCTGAATGCACAGGACCGGGATTCGGCACGGTAGTGTTTTGCTGAGCCGGCAGGATCGTTCCGACCGGGGGGTGTCGTATATGCCATATCGTTTGTCTCCTTTGTTCTTACTTGCCGCCTAGGGTTTCAAGAGCGCTTTGAGAGCTTTTATCTCCGCACCCAACTGCTGAATCGCGCGCGCCGAATGCACAATTACGTGGTGATAATCGATTGTCAGGACGTCGGCCTCGGCATCGTCCGTTTCATTGAGCTTCGTTTTGGTGCTCCGCACCGCTTCCGGCAGCTGCTTCTGGAGTTCCTGCGCCACCAGGCCGATCCCTTTGGCCCCTTTCGGCGTGCCTGCCAGCCCGTTGTACTCATAGCGCACCCAGTCGAGTGTTCCCAGGATGGCGAGCGAATCGTCGCTTACGGGCTCCACATTTTGCTTCAACTGGAGATCGGAAACGACGCTCCAGGTGGACGTGGACGGCTTGCCCGCGGAATCGAGGCCGAGTTGTAGCTGGTTGGTCGGATTCGCGGCAGTCCCAAGCCCGATGCCGACATTGCCGCTGGTCGGGCACAACACGATATGGTTGAAACCGGACTGCGTGCCCTGGATCGTCAGTGCGCCGGTCCCGGTGTAGCGGATAAAGTCGAATGCGTTCGTGCCGGTGTTCTGAAGCCTGAGTATCACGCCACCGCCGGCCGCATCGTTTACGTTCAGGACACCCGTAGGAGAAGCGGTTCCGATGCCCACCTGGCCCGTGTTGATTAGCTTGAATCCCGCGCCATTGATGTTGCCCGTCCACGGTGTCTGGGTGCTTCCGGCCGCCGGCGTTATCCACTTGAGGCCGAGCGCCTGCGTGGAATCCGCACTCAATACCTGGCCGTCCGTTCCCGCGGCAAGCCGGCCGGGCGGCGCCGCGGCGCCGCGCGCGATCAGATCACCTTTCGCCGTCGTCGGATCCACGAGAGCCGTAACTTCCACCCACGCCACCTGATTCCAGATGAATTCACGCGGCGGCGCCACTGTACTGCGAAAGTCGAAGCCGGCATCATGGACACCAAGATCGGTAGGCCGCTGATCGGGCACGAGAGTGCCCCACATCGTTCCGGTGAGGAATAGCCATACCCCGCCCTGGTTCTGATAGATGACGGAGCCGCGGTCCGTCTCCATCCAGAGGATGCCGGAAGCGAGATCCGCGATTGGCGCGGCCAGCCGATCGGCGTGCGTCCCGTATCGGATCGGCGTGGTTTCGATCCATTCGGTCCCGGACCAGGTAAAGGCCTGTGCAGGATCCACATTTGTACGGAACTGGAATCCGGCATCGGCCGCCGGTCCGAGGTCAGTTGGCCGCTGATCGGGTACCAGCGTGCCGTACATGATGCCCGCGATGTACTGCCAGACACTCCCCTGGTTTTGATAGAGCACGCTGCCGCGATCCTGCTCGACGTATAGGCATCGTGCCGGCGCGTCGGTTGCGTCCGGACGGTCAGCGTGCGGACCGTAGAGTACCGGAGTGGTCTCGACCCATGCGGTCCCCGACCAGACAAAATCGCGTCCCCTGTAGGCCGGATCGGTATCATTGGCCCGAAACTCAAAGCCTCCGTCATAGGCTCCAAGATCAGCGGGCCTCTGGTCCGGAACCAATGTGCCGTACATCGTCCCCGCAATGTATTGCCAATTCCCTCCCTGGTTCTGGTAGATGACTCCCCTGTCGGCGTCGACCCAGATTGCACCGTCAGGCATGTCGCCGGGAAGCGGCCGGTCCGCATGAACTCCGGAGCCTATGTTGGAGGCCTGGAGTTGCTGGAGTAGCTGCTGCCCTGATCGTGTGACCGTGCCATCCGGATTCACGATCTTCATCGTGGCCGGAATGACTGGTATCGGCGCCTGTTTGGTGTTCGCCATATTCAGTGCCAGGTTGCGTTCGTGTCGTTCAGGTAAGCGTTTGCGAGCTGGACGTCTATGCCGGCCGGCACGGTCTGAGGGAACATGGCCTGGAAGGTTTGGGTGCGGTCATCGCTGAAGGACAGTGCCATCGTGGTGACGCCGGTCTCCGATGCCTGCATCGTGTCGAGTTGCCAGATGCGATCGCGGCCGTTGCCTAAGCGATTCCAGAAGATCCTCTGCGCCCCTTGTACGTCGCAGTCGATCTCGAAACGGGCGTAGAAACGCCGCATGTTCTCACTGGTTAAATGCGGAGCCCGGCGGCGCCGCCAGACTACATGGCCGTCATCCGTCTTGTAGTTCTGCGCCATGACGTAGACCTGTCCGGTGCTCCAGTCCCCGCCATAGTGCAGCTCGCCGGTCCCGCCGGCCAGGCGCGCGCAGGTATGGACCCACGTGCGGATACGGTCCCAGTTGCCGGCCGCCGTGTTCCACCATCCGCGCTGATGCCACCACCCGGTGGTCGCGTCGTACACCCACGTCTGATTGGCGCCCGGGAAGTTGATGACCCAGCACTCGTGCCCGCAATCGGCCATCGTAAAGGCCACCGCATCGTTGATCGTCGAGAACTTCGACCAGGCCGCCTCCACCGCGGGCGTCGAGACCGGCACCGGGTTGTAGCCAACGGCGTGGTAGGCGCGCCGGAAGCCCCTACGCATGTCCTCTCCGATCCATGCCACCCCGTTGCCGAGGCGCACCACCGAGAACGGCGCCTGGCAGCCCACATGCATCGCGGCGCCGGGATCGGGGGCGAACGGGTTGTCCGCGGAGCCCACGTCGCGCATTACCTGCGTGGACTCGAGGCTCCCCAGCGTGTAGAGCTCCTGGTGATCGCTAAACAGTGCCGCCACATTGTCCGGATAATTCGCTTTAGTGAAGAAGTCCAAGGGATTCCAGCTCGTGCCGTCATTGATCGCTGAAAAGTAGACGGTCTTGGTGGGCGGATTTGGCACCAGGAAAAAATAGCCGTCGAGGAATGCTCCCTGGCTTGCCGTGACCGGGCTCACCGCGGCCGCGGCTACGCCCCCGGACGCGCCGGCCACGCCGGCGTCCGGGGTGATGAGGGCATTGCCTGTCGGGTTTCCCGAGAGGTCGAACACCAGGCCAGTGATCGTGTATACCCCCGGGGTGAAACCGGCGCCTGATGTGATTGTGAGTGTCGCACCAATGGATGATGGCCCGAACGGACGGGACACCGACTTAATCATGAAGGGCTGGATCAACTGCAGGTCGACGTAAGAGACGCTCAGGTATTCGACGCCGACACCAAGGCCCGCCCCCGGTGCTCCCCAGGCAGACGCGCCGACCGCTCCACCATCAACGTTGACCGACAGGATGGGTTGCGAAAGGCCGACATTGAATCCGGCGCCTTCGGTGAGGAATACCGTCCGCCCCACATCGGTGGCGTCGAAGAAGCCCGGTATCGGCTTCGTGAGTGTTCTACCTGTGGCATCAGTGGGATCGACCAGTAAGTCCGTGAGGGGGTCGGAGAATTGAATCGGGACCGGCCCGTTGCCGTTGTCCAGATAGGCCGCGCCGGCAGAGATGATGAGTACCTGATTCCCGTTGGCGAAGCATTGCGCCGGCCGGCCGTCGTTGCCGATCGCGCCGCCGGCCGGCCCGCTGCCCGAGGCCCCGGTAAAGCCAGGGACCGAACGGTCTACATAGTGCCCATCTGCGAATAGCTCAAAGAAGTGATCACCACTTACCGCGAACAACCGCTTCTCGCCAGGGAAGAGACACCGCACCGGCACATGCGGAGTGAGATTGCAGAACGTCGCCAGGCCCGGGGTGCGGATCAGACTGCAACGGATGTTCTTGTCTGTCACCCCCGTGCCCATCTCGTTCACAGGCACAGCGTTCCTCTCCGGTATCCAGTTCATCGTCAGCTCGCTCTGGATGTTGGGGCTGATCGATGTATTGAACGGTCCTAGAAACGCGTCGAAACGTGCCATGTCTACTGCTTCTCTTTGTCGGCCGGCAGCGTGCCCGTCATGAAGTTGAAGTCGGCCTTCTCTTCGAACACGAGCGTCTCCTCGAGGCGCCGGAAGCACTGCAGGAGTAGTGCCAGCCGGGTCATGGTCTCCTCGAGAATCCCCACCGCGGCGTGGAACTCCTCGCGAGGCGTCATGGGAATTATTCCGGAATCGTGCCGGTCACGTAATTGAAGTCGCCACTCGGCCGCGAGAAAGTGCCGAAGTCTGCGCTCGCAATTCTGGGCGGCAGGTTGTTATTGCTCTGGAGGGCATCCCGGGCCTTTAGGGCCCTCCGCGGGAGGTTGGGGGGTGTCTCGGTTCCCCAGATATCGCAGAGCTCCTCGGCGAGCGTCAGAGTCACAGCCGCACGGTACGCCTGCGGCGCCACGAAGGGATCATCAAGAGTCAGGAATTCCTGTAGCTGAACGGTGGTCTCGAGGCGCAGACCGTAACCGAACGACGGGACCGGCCAGAACCACAATGCTCCGTTGGGATAGTCGGGCTCGTAGTAAAGGTCTGCCGGCACGCTGCTAGTCACGGTCTTGGCCCGGGTGTTCGCCCACCAGGCGTTATCCCGCAGCTTGACCGGGACGTCCACCGGCATCGGACCGGTGAGGATGATAGCCGCGGACTTGATGTCCACCGGCCTGATCGGGGCCGTTAATTCCGGCGCGGTGAGGTTGGGGCCGATCAGGTGCGGTTGATGTTGGGGAGTCAACGTGTAGACGTTGAACGTGGTGGTGTAGGCGTAGCAGTTTCGGGCAGCCCAGTAGTTGATCTGCTGGTTCAGGAAGATCATGCCGTCCATCAATTCGTTGTCCGAATTGAGCCCCTGCGGACGCTTCAAAATGCGCGCCTCCCTGAAGGCGATATACAGCACGTCGCGGCACTTTATGGTGACCGGAGGTAGGCCGCCACCGAGTACCGCCCCATTGAACAGAGCTGCGTCAAATTGAGACATATCGGCCTCTTCTCTACTGCGACAGATCGAGCCAGTTGGTGCCGTCGTATTGCAGGTTGATGACCGCGTTGACCACGTAGGCGTTGGCGATATTCAGATTTGGATTGTAAGAGCTGCGGATCGGCTTGGCTCCGGTCCCGTTCAGGTTGAACGTGTTCGCGCCAGCCTGGAGCGAATGAGCGACTCTCACGGAGACGGTGATGCCGGGAATCGGGGGCAAGCCGGCATAACTGGCGGCTATCGCGTTGTTGGCGCCGGTTTCGGTGGCGATGAAATACGACCGGCTGGTGTAGGCCGCAAACATCGAGTCGGTAGGAGTGCCGATGGCCGTGAAAAACGGTGCATAGTTATCAACCAAAGTTACCGATGTTGGAGGGCCCAACAGGCCGATCCCGAACAGGCACTTATTGTTGCCGACTCCGTAGGCGTTGGCCCCGGTGTTGTCTCCACCGATCAGGTTGCCTTGAATCAATCCGTTGTTGGCTCGCCCGCCGATGAGGATGCCGCTTGCGGTCAGATCCGTGAAGCCGTGCAGGTTGTACATGTAGATGATGTTGTCCGCAATCAAGAAGTTCAAGCCATCCTGAAGCCGCACCGGCGGCCCATCGTAGTTGAACATTTCATTGTCGGAAACCTCAAGCCCTACCAGAGCATTCGCGCCGCTCCCGTTGTCAGCCACGAAAATCGCATTCACCGAATAGGGGAACGACAAGCCGAGCCGCTGCCCGTTAAACTGACAACCTACGACCGAGAGGTGCCCTACCTGGCCCGATCCATCGTTGGTAACGTTGATATCGGCGCCTGTCGAGCCGTCGAAACGCACGCCCGCGGTAATCCGGACCTGGCCTAAGACTCCTCCCCCGGCTAACGATAGCAATTGGATGCTGTTGACCGCGGCCGCGGCAACCGCGCCCCCCAGGATCTCCAGATCCTCGACCCCATTGACCAGGACGCGAAACCGCGAGCCCCACACCTCGTTGGCTGGGCCGCGGTAACCGTTGGTGAGTTGACACCCGCGGATTTTGATATAGGTGGCGGTGCCGAGGGTCGCATCATTCGAGATTTGAATGTCCGCTACTGTGACTTGCCCGGCGGGATACGCCGGCGACCAGAGCCCCTGAAAGACACAGTCGTCGATCATGATCTGCGCGCCGCCGAGAATATTGATGCCCGTCACCAGATCCTGAAAGCGGCATCTTCGAAAACTGATGGTATTGCCGCCGTTCACCTGGCAATGCGCTCCCGATGTGGGCTTGTTGAGCACGACCGGAGGGGCGCCCGTGGTAAAGCCAAGCTCGTGGTAAAAGAACACGTCCTCGATTAAGACGTTGTCCACGCCCACGTTTGAGAACCCCATTACAAATGTGTTGCCGTAATTGCCGGTGCGGTGCAGCCGGGTGTTGTACTGCCCCACTCCGCGAATCGTCGTGAACCCGGTCACCCTGACCGTCGCGCGCATTTCGTGTGTACCGGGCGGTATTTGGATACTCCCACCGCTCCTCGTGCCCACTACGGAGCACGCCTCGGCAATGCCGGCCGAGGCGCTTTCTACCGACCATGCGCCTGAATGCGTGAACCCGCAGTTCACGATGATCTGCCCGTTTGCCTGGCCTGCCACGCCCGAGCCGCCCGTGATCTTCACGGCCTCGGCCGTCCCGGTCCCATTAGCAATCCAGAGGTAATGATCGACGTCGGTCCCGTTGACGCCTTTAGGGACGATGGCGAACGTCAGGACGTTGTTGCCTACGACCAGATTGCCGCCGGAAACCGATACGCCCGCTCCCGAGACTACGGGCCCGAATTTATAATCGGTGCTCACCACGGACTGGGACGTGGAAATATTCGAGAGACCCGGGCCGAGGGCCTGTTCGATGGCCTTAATTTCCGCTACCAGACCGTTGTGGTGGTAAGCATCCACCAGGCCGGCAACCGCAGTTCCGGCAAAGTGGACGGCAGGCACCGTGCCGTCGAATCCACGCGAGACCGGTATGACATTGCCTGTCGGCGCGCCGGTGCTCTTGACGATCTCGTTATCGATCGACAGGAGGTTGTACGCCTGGATCATTGAAGCGTCGAGCACGGTCATTGTGTTATCACCGGTGCCCAACGGGAGCAACAGAATGGTCTGCTGGCGATCGACCGCTACGATCAGATCGGAATCGGTCGCGAGGCGTCCTGGATATGCCGCCGTAGGTATGCCGAGCGATTGCGGCGCGATGCCTGGAGACCCGAATTGAGTCGAGCGGAGGATATTGGACATGTTCGTTTACTCTTTCAAGTCGTTCTCAAGGCCGGCGGCGCCGTTGGCCCCGGGCCGCTTGGCGGGGGCGCCGGCGCGTTAAAGAGCTCCGCGTTCAGTTGCGCGATCACTTGCTTCGCCTGGCCGGCCGCGGAAGCGAGCTCCTCGGTGAGAGGCCTCTGGAATGCGATGCACAGCTCTACCGCTGCGATCGCCACGAAGGTCTCGGCGTAGCCGGGGGCCAGGTCGACCGTGCCGGTCTGCGCGGGCAACTGCGCGATCGCCTGGAATGTCCAGAGCACCGCGGTACCGCCAAACGGCATCGGGCTCAGGTAGATAACGCCCGTAGGGTAGCCGTTATCGTAGAACAGGTCCTCGGCGTAGACTCCGGTGCGGCTCTTGTCGGCCACCGCGGCCCACTGGTCAGCCGTCAGGATATTGCAGGGACGTTCCACCCCGTTGACAGCCAGCACTGATGCCGATTTGATCTTGATCGGGCGGTTGGTGGTCTGCCATTGCATCCCGGATCCGTACGTGTACGAGGGGGCGCCCGTCAGCGGATACTGAGACCGCAGCATTCCGACCATCGAGAGCTTCTCCGCGGACAGGCTATCGATCTTCCGGTTCAAGATCCGGAACGCGAGCGACATGTCGTCGGTATTCGGGGTCTGGCCCTGCGCGTAGGCCCCGACGTAGATCAGGGCATCTTGTAGCAGGTCCGGAATCTGATTGATCATTTCTTGTCCGAGGCTTTAGCCGGCTCCGGTTTTTCGCTCAGCTTCCCGAGCTTCGCGAGTGCCTTGGCGGCCTTGGCGAGCAGCTGCTGCAGCAGGGCCACCTCGGACTCCGTAAGGGCATCGACGTCTTCAGGCGGAAATGGAACGTCGACGAAGCCCTCCTTGGCGAGCTCTTCCCTGTGCTGCTTATCGATCGCAGCTTTGGTCTGCCGGGTCTCATGGTTGTAGACCAGAAACGGATATTCCGGATACTGATCGGTGAACACGGGGGGCGCCGCTTGCGGCTCTGTCTTAGTATTCGGGTGGGCCATTTTACGCTCTCCTTCTCTTGGTTAACTGCGACTCGATTTTCTCTGCCTCGGCATGCTCCGCGGCCGTCAAGGGGATCTCGGGGAGTTCAGCCGGGAATGGAGCTTCGCTCCAGCCCTCGGCCAGCATCTTCTCCCGCATTTCGGGGTTGAGCGCGGGCTTCGTCTTCCCGTCCGCATGGTGATACAGGAGGAATGGAAACTCGCGGTACACGTAGGGCTGCGCCGGCGGCTTGTTGAGGTCGAAGTCCCTCATCGCGCCGGCCGCCTCCTTCTGATCCATCTGGTCAAGCAAACGGCGCATCCTGACGCGGTCTTCGTAGCTCAGTGTTTCGGGGCTCATGGGTTCCCTTTCCGCCAGGCCATAGATTGCCCTCTCGGCCTCGCGTTGTTGTTTCTCTGTGAGGTTGCCGAGGTTATACCCCCCGGCTTCGTTTAGCGGCATAAAAACGAGAGGGCCGGGTTCCTGCCGGCCCTCCCAGCCTAAGGTGCAAAGCGTTAGAACGTGCCGGCGCCACGGCTCCATACCGTGTAGGTTTCGAGGCCCGGCTGCACGTTCGTGAAGATGAATGTCAGCGTCCGGGTCGCAAGCTGCGCCACTGTGGTCGCAGCGGGACTGAGCGTGCCCCCTGCCCCCGCGGCCAGCGTGACCGCTACGGCTGTAGAGGTGGTGTTGCGGATCTCGAAGTCGAAGGCTGTACCGACCATTGCTCCCTGGACGGCCTCACACATTGCAGCTGCCGTGGGTAGAGTGTCGGTGCGCGCGCCGCCGTTGCAATCGCGGTTAATCCACCCACCCAGGAGTTGAGCGGGTGTATAGGTGGCGTTGGCGGCCGCGGCGATCGTCACCGGAGTGATTAACGGCATCACTACGGACTGGAAGCGTGGGTCCTGAAGACCAAAATGAGATGAGGTTCTTGGCATATTCGTTTCCTCCCTACGCTCCCAGCACCGCTACGGCGCCGTTTTGCTGGTACAGGTTCCCGAATCCGATGAGTGAGTCGTAACGGTTAACCTGCATCGACCTGACCGGATCCCACGCAATCACCTTGCGAACGGCGATGCCGGAGTCGGGGTCCTGCTGTTGCGCGGCGGATTCCACTGCCTTCGGCAAATAGAGCTTGCCTCCGACCAGTGCGAATGCCTCGCGCGAGAGTGCGAGACCGATGGTCCCGGTTTTGCCGTTGGGCGCGGTGGTGCCGGGCCAGAGCGTCAGGTTCGCGTTGTTGAGTGGCAGCGCGTCGACGTTCTGGTACTGCGATCCGGGCCCGTAGAGCGGGGGCAGGATCGGGACGGTGTCGGTGCCGCCGGTCAGCGTGATAGGCGCCGGTCCCGGGTAGGTGAACACGCGTGGTATCAGAGGACCCGCAGACCGGTAGGTCATCGGGTTGACCATGTTCACCGCTGTGAAGGCGAATTTATCGCCAGGCATGATGGTGTCCCCAGCGGTGCCCTGGATGCTGATCGCGGCCCCGGATTGGTTGGAACCAACCACCTTGACGATGCCGGCCCAGGTCCCTGCGGTGTGCGTCCACAGCGAGTTGCTTTCGAAGAACTCGAATGCTGCGAGCTCACCGATGCTGCCTTGTTTCCACATGCGGGTGATCTGATCGGACGGATGGAAAACGTTGGTGATGTTGCTGCCGATCGAGACCATCATGTTGGTCGAGATCAGCATGCAGCGCTTGCCCGGCATGCAGGCTTCCTTCTCGAGAATCGCGCGCGCCTGGTAGTAGGTCTGCACGGTTGTCGGGTCGGTGCCCAGCTGCCCGATGATGTTGCTGGTGTTGTAGCGTGCCCAGTTGGCGGCCTTGCTGTCGATCGCTTGCCCGATCGCGGCGCCGGCCGGCTCCCAGTAGTTCTCGCGCAGCTCCTGCTCGCTGCGCTCCAACTTCACTGCGCGTTCGTAGTCGTCCCATTCGAAAGGCACCTGGATCCACGTGTCGAGAGCGACGGTGGTCGAGATGCGGTTGATTCCCTGCGGGGCGTAGCCCATGCCATCCACGGTCTGGAAGCGTTGCGGGAACTTGATTTGGATCGAGGATCCTGGCGCGAACTCCTTGTTGAAGTCCTTCTCCCAGTTCCGGTTGAAGTACTCGGAGACCACTAGTTTGTTGACCAACAGGCGCAGGATCTCCATCGAGACCCAGCTCGTGTTGGTGAAGTTGTTGCTTGGCACTTAAACCCCTTTGAAGCGCTGCAGGTCCCGGCGATCGGCGTCGGCCTTGAAGCTCCGGAAATCACCGGTTTTTGCAGCTCTCTCCCGTTCATCGCCCGGCGGGGGTGTGTTGCCATTGAGCTCCCGCGGGGGTGATGGCGCCTCAATTCGTTTGGCAGGTTTCTCGGACCTGGGGAGAAACTTTCCGTCCTCTCCGCGGACAGGCTCTGTGGCCTTCCCGGGGTTGGACTTCAGCTCCTCTTTAACCAGAGCCTCGATGGTGAACCACTTGCGTAGTGCCTCGAGCGGATCCTGTTTCGCGAGCGTCAGAAACTCCGACATCTCTTCGTCATCGGAGCCCATCACGTACAGAGCGTCGACGATCACATCCGACCGGCCGATGGCCGCCTTGAGTGCCGGCGCCACCTGGGTGTCCGAGAAGATGGTCTTCGCGGTGTCGGTGATTTTCGTCTCTGCTTCCTGTCCGTAGCGTTCCTTGGCCGCATCCAGGCGTTCCTGCATTGCCTGGGTGGCGGCCTCCTTGCGCTGGCGCTGGGTGTGTTCCTCGAGTCGTTGCGCGGCTTTGTAGTCCGCTAAATCCTCGATGTACTGGTCCCGCGCCTTGTCGTATGCAGCCCAATCGTCGAAGTCTTCCTGCTTGGGCCTCACCGGTCGCTTGCTGGTCTCCGCCTCCGGCGCGGGGGACGGCTCCGCTTTTACGTCCTTCTTGCCGGCCGGCTCTACCTCCTGGCGCAGCGTGTCCCGCTTTGCCAGCAGTTCCCGGATCTCGCGATTCAGTTCCTCTTTGCGGCTGTCCGCATCGGTTCTTCCCTGTCGTTTTTGATTACCGGTGTCCGAGACCGGGGCGGCTTTTCCCGACTTTTTGTCGGCGGATTTGGACGGTGCCGAATCGTCCTCTTCTGACGGCTGGTCCGGCAGCTTACCCGTCTGGCGCCATTCTGCATACGCCTCCGGATTCGTGGGAACCGTAACGGGTTCTGCCGGCTTGGACTCAATTGCTGGCGCCGCGGGCGACGGATCCGCGGCCGGTGTTTCTACGTCTGCCATGTGTGACCTTCAGAGCGTTTTAACGTCCCGCCTGGACGAACTCTTACTTAACCGGGGCTCCGAATACCTGCCACCCAATGATGAGAAACATGAGGAATAGGAGTACGTTCCCGCCCCATGACCGGATAGTGTAAGGCTGCCCTGGTATGTAGCCGCTCCAGAGCCCGAACACGAGCCAGAGCAGCATCAGAATCCAAAACAATAACTGTAGAGACATATCGCTATCCCTCCGATCCCGGTTCCGATTCCGGTTGTTGCTGCGCCCCGGCGGCAGACTCTAGCGCCTGCTGCAGGTATTCGTGCTGCGCCATCCGCAGCTCGTGCTCCTGCCCCTGCTCCTGGGTGTGGGCTTCGTGCAGCTGCTGGCGCGATTGTTTGTTCAGCTCATCCACCGCGGCGATGCGTTCGTTGATCATCTGGCTCTTCGCCTGGATCTGCGCGGTGGCCACCTGCGCGTCTACCTTCAGCCGCTCGACGAGCAGGCTGGCCTCGGTACGCATCCTCTCGGTAAGCATCTTGTACTCGCCTTCGACGACCTTGGCTTGCCGCTCCACGGTGAGCTTCTGCAGTTCTGCCTGCAGCTGCTGGATCATGATGCCCTGCTGCTGCAATTGTCCCTGCGCCTGCGCGAGCTGCTGCTGGCTCTGGTCGGGGCTGCCCTCGGTGGGTGAGATGATCTCTGCCATCTCGTCGCCTTTAGGCCCCAGGTTCTTCATCTGGATGGCGAGGCTGAGAAGCCTGGCTGCCTGTGGGGGCGATATCGGGAGCTGGGGCAGCTGCGCGATCAGACCGTCCAGGAATTTGCTTACCGCGTCACGTTGCGAGTTGATCGATGGGCCACTCGAGATGCTGATGGCGTGGTCGGCCGGCTGCACGGGGAACTGCACCGGGGCCCCCGTCTTGTCGTCTGCGTAGGGCGCCTCCGTATTCAGTTGGATCCTGCGGTAGCTATCATCCGGCTTGCGGATATGCTTGACGCGTTCCCGGGTGTAGACCGCGGGAATCCACTGATCGATCACTTTGCCGGCGAGGCGGATGGCGCGATCGTAGCCATCGACGAAGTGGAAGCTCCCCAGCGCTTCCAGCGTCTCCATGCGGTCCAGGGCGACACCGGACTTCTCGCTGTTGCGCTGCATCGCGGTGGGCAGCGGCGTGATGCCCATCGCGGCCTGGATGGCGCGCCGGCAGCTGTCCTTGGCGACTTCGTAGCTCTGGAAGTTCGGGGTGAAGGGTACCCGCTGCGGTAACGGGGGAACCTGCCCCACCGGCCAGTTGTCCGGGACGTCGGCCTCGAGGAAGGCGTACGGGATCTTCGTGACGTTCGACCACTGCGTGCGGTTGGAGTCGAACTGTCCCTTATAGCCGAGGAAGGGGGACTTCGGTGTGAGGCCGGCCTCCTCCATCTCCTGCGAGTTGAGGTAGGCGAGACTCAGTTGCGGATCGCGCGCCAGGCGAACCAGGGAGAACAGAATCCTGCCCGTGCCCCTGTAGCGCTGCAGGCCCACCATCGGGATGATTGGGATGATGGTGCCGGGCTCCGGCGCCGCGGACCGC